ATAAACAATAGCAATAAACATATATGTATATAATAAAAATATGTAAAATCTTTCCATCATTTGTCAAATTTACATTCACCGGCTATCGCCATGTATGCAGCAGCATCAATGTATGTATCTTCAGTTGGATTACCAAACTTTGTTCTTGCAACTTTTAATAAAGCTAACATGACAGCTGCGTCGTGTGCTGTAATTTCTTTATCAAGATATGCTGACCAAAGTTTTCCTATGTTGCCGTGGTTAACTACCTTATCTCCATAAGTCTTTGCTCTTGGTCCTGAGATAAGTTCTTTTGCTGTTTGTAATGCTTCTTCTGTTTTCATAATATATAGGCCTTGTTAAAGTCTTTTGGATCTACGATGTGTAACTCTTTCTTCGTCCTTGTTGTTCCAGTATAAAACAATCGATGTAATTCATCGGGATCATTCTGAAATGTTTCAAGTGCTGAATTAGTTAAGTCCTGTAGAATAAGAACTTTATTGGCCTCTCCTCCTTTTGCTCCGTGTATTGTTGACATTATTATTCGAGGATTAACGTTTATCTTCTCACCGTTAGCCCTCATATTCCTTATATAGTTTTCTGTGAAAGTATCAAGTCCTTCAAACGAATCATACCAAACTTTATCCGTCAGCAAACCATATTTTTCTAGACACTCTTTCAATGTATATTTATCTTCAGAATGAAATAGCTTACCTTCTCTAAATCCATCTGCCACATTTGTGCCTAAATATCCGTAGATGTTTTTTACTTCTATATGTGTGAGCTGAGAACCTTTTCTCCATTGTTCCCAATTCTGTAATGCTAATAGTAATTTTACATCTATTGAATTTTTATTTTTATATTTATAATACCAACCTCTTAATTCACATAAATCTTTTACATCATCTAAAAGATAATTTGCTGTAGCTAAAGCCAACCATTGTCCTTCTGACATATCAACTTGAGTTAGATCTGAATATCTTTTTAAGATACCTTGTTCTGATCTAGGTTTATATTTTTTGTCAAATCTATTACCAACTTTATTTATTATGTTTTGTGATAATTCATGTATTGGTCCACCTGGTATTCTAAAAGACTCATCTAATACTTTGATAGTATCAACTTCTTTTTTCAAAGATATAAAATGATCTACATCAGCACCAGCCCATTTAAATATAGCTTGATCATCATCACCTGCTATGTATGTTTTGTCTGTGTCTTTCCACATTTGCCTTACCATGTCCCATTGTAGAGAGGATAAGTCTTGCGCTTCATCTATAAATAATACATCAAAAGATGTTGTAATATCTTTTGTTATGTAATCTAATATTAAGTCTGTAAAATCTTTCTTTTTCTTTTCGTCTTTAAATCTTTTTAGTTCTTCAGATAATAAGTATAGTGTGTTTCTTTCTATATCTAATATGTTTTGTCTAGAGTCATAGTATTTTAATAGATCCATTTGTTTAACTCTAGCTGTTTCTATTATTGTTAAGTATTCGTTATCAGAATTAAATGTACCATCTTCACTAGAATACTTTGCAGTCTTGATAGGTATATTACATTTCTTACCAAACTCTTTGTAGTCGGCAGGAGACATCATCTTCTCTCTAGTCATACCTAGTTTTTGAAATGCAAATGAGTGTAGTGTTCTAAAATTTTCTAGATCTGTGTCTTGATCTAGTTCAAATTTTTTTGCAGCTCTCTCAGCTGCTTCGTTCGCAGCTTTCCTTGTAAAAGAGAAGTAGCCTATTTGTCTAGGCCGCACTCCTTTTTGTATAAACTCGTCCACCAAATTTAGTAGTGTTGTTGTCTTTCCTGTCCCTGGTGGTCCTAGTATTATTGTTTTCATATTTTTTTATTTTCCTTTCTAATCTTTTTATCTTTGCTTGTGCCATATCAAGTTGTTCTTTTACAATATGCCAGTGATACTTCCAGTTTGTACCTTTCATTAGAAATGTTCCTCCTCATATTTTATTTGTGTTGTGCTTGCTTCTATTTGTTTAAGTGCTTTTATTTTTATAAGCCTTGGTTGTTGTTTCTTAACTCTAACTCTATCCTCTTCAACAAACACATCTAATTGTTTTATTAAATTACCTGTTTTAGTTTTATCTAACTCCCAATTATTACGCTTACAAAAGTTATAAAAGTCTTCCATTCTAAAATATGTAAATTCTCTATCGCCATCTGTGTATGGTAGTTTATTAAATATATCNTCNATAGTTCTTGCTGACTGTCTATTTGTAGTCCAATCTTGTAACAAATCTAATATCACATTTGTTGAGTCTAAAGATTCTAATGGTTCTATTTCTTGTATGTTTTGTAGCAATGGTTTTAAATAATATTGTTTCCAATCTTTTGCTTTTGGTACAGGCACAACTAAGTTTGCTTGATCTAAACATGCTAGTGCAAACAAAGGTGAGCTGTATAGTTGTTCTGATTTTAATTCTATTCTGTTATCATTAACATCTAAAAACCATTGTGGTGGTTTTGATGTATACTTTGTAAGATTACCTAACAAAGGCATATCTTCTTCACCAAATCCTACACCAAATCTTTTTGTTCTACAAAGACCTGACTGACATACTGCATTAATAGGTGCATCTTTACATCTATATTTGTCATAACCTTTTCTATTTACTGATTTTATTAATTGTTGAACTTCACTATTACTTAATGGTGGACTTACATATTTTATATTTGCTTTTACTAATTCATCTTCCCAAGAATCTGGCTTAGCTTGTTTGTAATATACTGCTATGTTAAATAATGCGTTGTTTCTAGATCCTTCACCAAAACCTGTTTCTGCTAATTTATTTAAACAAGGCGGTCCATCAGGAAATGAGTCTACTATTTTTGTTTCTACTACTTCTATTTCTTCTAATTTATCCTGTACATACTGATCATACATAGAATAGAATGATTCTAAAGTAGCAGCATTACCCTCATCATCTAGTGCATAACGTAAACCTTGTGTACCATTATAATAAGGTAAGTTTAAAAAATTACCTGTATCTCCACGCTCTACAAGTATTTCTGTTTGTTTTGGAAATATTTCACAACCCTCATACCCAAGAACTTTAGCCATACGCTTAAGTGTCTTTTGCATGAGAGATGCTGAAACAACTTCTTTAGCAAATAAAAATAAATGTGCACCACCAGACTTAGATCTACAAACTACTAGTGGTAAATTTAACTTACGAATATTAGATATAACAGACTTATGATCAAGATCATACTCATCGACATCAATACAACCCCACCTACAATCATTCGTTTCTGTAATCGGGATAATTCCGAGCGCAGGTCCAACACCTTTGATGTGGTTCTCAAATAATTCTTTCGTAACCTGCTGACGTACAATGAAGGCCTTACCTTTTTGTTTTCCATTTTCACCTTTCTCTCCTTTTTGATATTGACCATATGCTATAGTCAATCCTTCAAATATATTTTTAAACTTATCAATCATTCTATTTCTTTTTGGGGCAGATCCAGTCTCCCATCACTGCCCCGTTTTCCCAGGGGGGAAAATTAATACGGAACTTTATCTTCCGTAATCTCTTCTTTACCATGCTTTGTTTGAATAGCACCCTTTTTAATACTATCTGCAAAGCTTTTTGCTTGCTCATATAAGGCCTTATCTTGTATAGGACCTATTTTGGACACAGACCAACCAAACCAACTACCCTTGTCGTTAGACTGAGGTATTGTTTTTAAGTTGTATAAATGTGAACACATTGGAGGTGTGAACATTCCGTTCTTACCTTGTAATTTAATACCACTCATTATTGAGTTCCAATTTTTACTCACCTTTAACTGTGTCGATTTCATTGTGATCAGAGCAGTTTCTGCTCCATTGTCTTTTGACACTATCACAAAGTACGATGCAGTGTTCTCAAGATAGTTTCCGTTCTTCAATCTATCTTTATTAATTGAATCACGAGTTGCCTCGTTGATGATGCCACTACTTGAAGCATGTATTGCTACAGGTGCACCAGAACCCTCTCCTCTATCTTGCCACTCAATGTATTCTCTCTTGTAATAACAAGGAACTACATTGATTCCTTTTGTGCCGTCATAAACTTCATGAGTCACAGTATTGTAAATCATACCTGGTTCGGCACCTTCTACATACTTAGAGTCTCTTTTATTTACTTGCGGCGATAGCTGTCCCAAGATTCTTAAGAATGGAAGAGCAAGGTCTTGCTGATCCATATTCTCTAAACCTTGTGAAGCGTCGTTCTCAAACAAACTAGCTGTTGGCAAGTTTGCTTCTTTTTTTACCACGTTTCCCGTTTCGTTGTTCATGTTTC